AGATTGCGCGGTTCCTCGATACGCAGTTCATCAACCCGGACATCGCGGCGGTCACCAATGTTTCGCCGGCGTCGATCCTGAACGGCGTCACGCCTGTGACGCCGAGCGGCACCACGTCGTCGGCATTGCGCGCCGACGTGCAGACCTTGATCGACACCTGGCTCGCCGCGAATCTGGACCCGAGTCTGGGCGTGTTCATCATGCCGCCGACGCAGGCGCTCGCCCTCGCGATGATGCTGAACCCGTTGGGTCAGCCTCTATACCCCAACATCAGCCTGACCGGCGGCGAGATATTCGGGCTCCCGGTGGTTACCTCGATGTCGGCCAAGGTGGTCGGCAGCCCGGTCGCCGGTTCCATCATCGCGTTGCTCAACGCGCCAGAGATCCTGCTGGCCGACGATGGCGAGGTGACGATCAGCACCAGCTCGGAGGCGTCGATCCAGATGCTCGACAACCCGACGAATGAATCGACGGGCGGCACCGTGCCGACGACGGTGGTGTCGATGTTCCAGACGAATAGCCTGGCCATCAAGGCCGTTCGCTTCATCAATTGGGCCAAGAAACGTACGACAGCGGCGCAGTTCATCCAGAACGCAGCGTACGTCTCTGGCACGTAACAGGCCCTAGCACGAACCCCGGTTAAAACCGGGTTTGTTTGGGCGCACCTGTCCGCGTTCGGATGGTGCGCCCGATTCTTCTAAGGAATTTCCATGAAAACGATGATCTCCAAGGTAGCCCATGTGTACGACGGGCACTCCCTCGCGCCCGGGGAGGCGTTCGAGGCCCACGACGAATATGTCAAGGCGCTAGAGCTGCTCGGGCTCGCCGATCTGGCGAAGCCGGGCCAGCAATACGAAACGCGCCACATGGACGCCGCTGGTGCGCCAGCCGCGAGCGTTGCTGCGGCGGTCGCGCAGAAACGCAAATACAACACCAAGCACAAGGGCGCCTGATGCGCATCTTCGGCTTCGACATTGCGCGCGCGCAGACCGAGGTCGAGCGCGCGAAGGCGCAGACCCTTTCCGCCGTCAATTCGACCGGCGGTTGGTTCGGCATGATCCGGGAGTCGTTCGCCGGCGCCTGGCAGCGCAATATCGAAGTCGATGCGCCGCGCGACGTGCTCGCGTTTTCCGCCGTTTTCGCCTGCGTGAGCATCATCGCGAGCGATATTGCCAAGCTGAGAATCAAGCTCGTCGATGAGGACGATCAAGGCATCGCCGCCGAGATCACAAGCGGATCGCCGTTTCTTCCGGTTCTCGAGAAGCCCAACCGCTTCCAGACGCGCATCAAGTTCATCGAGTCTTGGGTCACCTCCAAGCTGCTCTATGGCAATACCTTCGCGCTCAAGCAGCGCGACGGCCGTGGAGTCGTCACCGCGCTTTATCTTCTCGACGCGCAGCGCGTCACGCCGCTCGTCGCCGACGATGGGAGCGTGTATTACCGGCTCGCCGCTGATTACCTCGCGCAGCTCCCCGAGGCGACCACCGTGCCCGCCTCCGAAATCATCCATGACCGCATGGTCTGCCTGTGGCACCCGCTCGTTGGCGTTTCACCGATCTATGCCTGCGGGATGTCCGCGACCATGGGCAACCGGATCCAGGGCAACAGCACCAAGTTTTTCGCCAACATGAGCCGACCGTCCGGCGCGCTGTCGGCGCCTGGCACGATCAGTGACGAAACCGCCGGGCGCATCAAAAAAGCGTGGGAGGAAAATTACGGCGGTGCCAACTTCGGCCGCCTCGCGGTCCTAGGCGACGGGCTGAAATACGAGCCAATGACGATCCCCGCAGGCGAGGCGCAACTGATCGAGCAATTGAAGTGGACGGTCGAGGACGTGGCGCGCTGTTTTCACGTCCCGCTGTTCAAGCTCGGCGGCCCCGAGCCGGTGCGCGTCAGCGTCGAGTCGCTCAACCAGACCTATTACTCGGACTGCCTGCAAAGCATCATCGAGTCCCTGGAAGCAAGCCTCGACGAAGGGCTGGCGCTGCCGGGCGGCTATTACACCGAGTTCGACCTAGACAACCTGATGCGCATGGATACGGCCACGCGCTACGACACCAAGAGCAAGGCGATCACCGGTGGCTGGATGTCGCCGAACGAGGCGCGTGCTGCCGAAAATATGCAGCCCGTTGCCGGTGGCGAGTCGCCCTACCTGCAGCAGCAGAACTATTCGCTCGCGGCGCTTGCGAAGCGCGACGCGAAGGACGACCCGTTCGCGGGCGCGGCGCCGAAACCGGAACCCGTACCCAACCCCGCAGCGCCTGGCGCGCAACCGCCGCCGGGCGCGCCGCTACCGATACCCGCGCCCGCTGCGGCGAACGACGGCAAGAAAGCTGTTGAGACCCTGGCCTACCTCGCCGAGTTATTCACGAACGGGCTAGAAAATGAACAACTTGCCTGACGAGGTCGAGCAGGTCGCGAAGCGCATGATCGAGGCGGTGAAGTCCTACGTCGCCAAGGCTGCCAGCCTGCTTGAGAAACGGATCGGCGAACTGGACGCGAAGGTAGCGGCCATTCCTACCGGCGCCAAGGGCGACCCCGGCGAACCTGGCGCGCGCGGTGAAAAGGGCGATCCCGGAGAGCAGGGCGCGAAGGGTGAAACCGGAGAGCGCGGCGCGGCGGGCGACCCAGGAGCGCAGGGCGAGCGCGGGGAGCGGGGCGAGCCTGGCCAGAAAGGCGACGCCGGTGAACGCGGGGAGAAAGGCGACTCAGGCGAATCGGGCGAAAAGGGCGCACCGGGTGAGTCCGGCAAGCCCGGCGAGGCCATCAAGGGCGACCCTGGCGCGAGAGGCGAGCCCGGCGCACCAGGTGAGCGCGGCGAAAAGGGCGTGCCTGGTGATCCTGGGGCCGCCGGCGCGTCCGGGGCAGATGGGATCAACGGCAAGGATGGGGCGCCTGGCCAGCCCGGCGAACCCGGCCGCGATGGAGCAAACGGCAAGAGCGCCTACGAAATTGCTGTGGAAAAGGGTTTTTCCGGCACGGAACTGCTTTGGCTCGGATCGTTGCGCGGCGCAGCGGGCGAGCACGGCAAGGATGGGCGCGAGGGCAAGGATGGGCGCGACGGCCGGGAAGGAAAAGACGGCGAGGCCGGGCGCGATGCACTCGCGATCGACATCCTGCCCGCGATCGACGAAGAGAAAGGTTATCCGCGCGGCACCTTCGCGGAACACCGCGGCGGCATCATCCGCGCGATCCGCAACACCGATCCGATCACCGACGCTGGCCTGGAAAAAGCCGGTTGGGTCGTCAGCATGAACGGCATCGACCGCGAATCCGAGGAAACGCTGGATGATGGTCGCACGATCCGCCGCACCACGCACTACACGAGCGGGCGCATGGTCGTTCGCGAGATAAAAACCAGCGCGCTTCTGTACCGCGAGGTGTGGCGCGAGGGCGAATTCGAGCGCGGCGACGTGGTGACCTGGGGCGGCTCGGCGTGGCACTGCCAGGAAAAGACCACGGATAAGCCGGGCACTTCCGCGGCCTGGCGCTTGATGGTGAAAGAGGGCGCGCGCGGCAAGGACGGTAAAACTGATGCCGCGCCCGCCACTCGCGAACCGGTGCGACTCAAATAAATCATGTCTATCCGGTTTGTCGCCAAAATGCTCACATATCCTGCCTACTTCATCTCGGTATCCCAACAAAATACCGCTGTCCTGAATGTAAATCTGAAATTGCACTGAACTGATTGCTTATGCCCGACCTACTAAAAAATGAAATCCGCTACTTAAACATGGACCAGGCCAGCGCCAAGAGACCGCAAAGCAAGAGAGGCCATAGGAATGCAGCAATCGCGCCAACAATCGCGGACGGAAACCAGCCCAAGCCCACGCCGAGCAGGAATCCATAAGCAGAGATGCAATAAATCCAGCTAACGATAAAGACGAGCCAAAAAGTTATGTACCCTCCGGCGCCATAAATCAGTTGCGGCCATTCTGAAGATTGTTTATTTGTCATGTATAAAAGAGAAACGCTAAACAGACATTCTGTGCTTAAGGCGATTTAAGTATGCGCGCATCTCATCAAGTACATCGTGCAAAAGACCGTCGCGCAACCCTATTTCTGCCGCATCAAAATCCATCTGAGAAAATGCGGCTTGAGCTTGCGCATCGCCTACGTCGATTGAGCGCATTGTGTCCTCAATCGCTTCATCGAGCGATTGACCCATATGGATACCGACAGTCACGTCAAGTTTCAGTAAAAGGCATTCAAGAATCGTTAACCGATAGTGAAGTCGAAGGAGTTCTTGTTCGATTTCTGTCATGGTTGCGCCTTACTTTTCGAGTTGGCGTTTGAAATAGAGTAAATTCCATGAGCCTATTATTCCGACTTTCGGGCCAACTGTTATCAGTTCCCAACCATTTCTCCCATGCGCGTTAAGCGTTTTGACGATCTCTTTTATATCCCTTAAGCCAACAACGGTGATTTCATATTCCCATTTCATAGTAATTCCCTATTTAAATGAAGCGCAAAAAGAAAAGTATGGAATTTAAGAATTACGTTTCATCATCGGGAGAGCGAAGGTTATCTGTTTTCCCGAAAGAGTTTCGTATCCTTCGGTTGTTTCTCCATCAAGGACGGATCGCTGTATTGGGTGTGCTAGAACATAATCGTGAAGACCTGATGGACCTTGATAGCGAAGATTATCGAAGCGGATCATTAAAGTTGGCTGGGAGACTTGTTCTTGAGGGTAGTCAATCCATTTTGGAACAAGCCAGAGCTTTCCGTCTCTTTCCACGCCGTCAATTGTCCAAAGATTGTTCTCGCAAGCTACGGCGACCGCGAGGCGTCTGGTTTTTTGTTCCTTCATTTTTTCGTCTTTTCATTTTTAGATACTTTATGCGCAATCAATCCGCCGATAGGTGAGACGCTTTCCACTAAAACCTTTGAGTGCGGTTTTAGCGCGTTCTGAATCAGAAACGCCGAGCTTTTCGCGGTTGTTGTAACGGAAGTCGAATTCGTCATCCCACGAGCCAAATGGGCCGTGTTTCGCGGCGGCATAGCATCCACGGCTTGGATCTTCGCCGACCGTTCGTCAGCTAGCTCAATCCGACCATCTGGGCTGATCCTCGCCATTATTTCCGTCATGACATTCGCTCCTAGGTAGGTTCGCACCTCTTAGGATACAGCGAAGACGGATCCGGATGCGAATCCGGTTCCGTCGCTACCTGTAGTGTTTTTGGCAACCAACCGGATAGGCAATAAATGAACTTCACTCTTGAACGTGTAGCCGACCCGGACATCGAGCCGGTGACGCTCGATGAAATGAAACGGCATTTGCGCTGTTTCGCGAGCGTCACGGATGAAGATGACGACATCACGGCGCTGATCGTTGCCGCGCGCGAATGGGTCGAGGATTACACCGCCCGCGCGCTGATCGACCAAACCTGGCGTCTGACGCTCGGGAGCCGCTTGGGCGGCTACTCCATCGGGGGTGATCGCGTTTCGGGCTACACGCCAGGCCTCGGCTTCGGCACCGGCTGGTTCGGACAGCGTGACTGGCTTCATTGGATGAGATCCGGCGAAATCATGCTGCGCAGGGCCCCGATCATCGCACTGACTTCCTTCGTGTCGGTCGATCAGGCCGGCGCCGAAACGGCGATCGACCCCGCGAGCTATGAACTGCGCGAGGCAAATTCGAAGTGGCCGCGCCTCGTTCCCTTGAACGGCATTTCCTGGCCGACCGCGGGCGTTTTTTCCGGCTTCCGGGTCACGTTCCGGGCCGGCTTTGCCAATCGTCTGGGCAGTCCGCAACAGGATGCGACCGTGGTGCCGACGCGCTTCAAGCAGGCCATGAAGCTGTGGGCGGAAGCCAACTATGACCGCGATC